ATAAAGATCGGCCGATAAACAATCGCGCCGAAAGTTCCCTGGCTCTTTTTCTGCTTGAAGGCGCTCATCTCGATAACAATCGGATGTGCCCTCAGCTTTTCAGTGAAAGCAACGTCCACGGTGCGCTGCCCTTCGATCTCAGTTGCGATGAGCTGCACCAAGTTACCGGAGGCCGTTGCATACTCGGGGGCTGACTTTACCACCAGGTTGGGGAAGTTCTTCTTGATCATGTCCGCAACGTTGACGTTGTACTGAGTGACCTTGGTTAAGTTCACCTCTGACACGGGCGACATTGCCAGAGTCATTGGAGTATCAAGGTCAACCAGGCCGTTACCAGATTGAAGCTGCAACTGGGTAAACAAAGCCTGTACATCGGCATACACACCGAGCGCATCCTTGAGGGCCCAAGTCGTAGGGTTACCAGAGATTGCTTCCACGGTGGGAGCAATCGCAGCAATCAGGTTTGGGTCATTGAGCAAGCCGTAGTTCTGCAGGCCAGCAACGCCGAAGAAATACGTTTTGTTCTGGTACTTGTTCAGCGTGAGAACGGAAGCGATGTTCAACCGGTTCGCCCAATCAATGCGAGCCAATCCAAACCGCTCTAATTCACGCTCGCCCCATTGCGTCACCACTTGGTAGTGGTAAGCCTGCCTCTGCGGAAAGTCAACGTTCGCGCCGGCAACTCCGTTGTTGTTGTGATCTCCATACGAGGAAGTCTCGCCGGTAGATTCAACCACAGGGAACATTGCCGTATCGGTGGTCCAGTCACCCTTCTTTACCTCATCACCGACAATCTCAGCAGCGCGCATCGGCGCAACCAAAATGTCGATGACCTTGGGGTCAATGTAGGTGGACAGGAAGGCAGGAATACCAGAGTTGCTCACGGTTACGAGAACAGGCTGTGCATCCATTGCCAGTGCGAGGCTCTTTGCAACACCAGGAGCCTGAAGACCTGCATCCACTCCCATAAAGTGGATGCCGGCAAGCGATTGTAACGACTGAAGAATCGGGTCCATGGTTGCTTAGTTACCCCAGTTGTGAATTTTGACCAGCTCGCCAACGTTCGCGACGGATTGGGCAATGAAGGAAGTCAGGATGCCGCCTGATACGGTTACCGTGGTTGAGGCCGCATAAGCAGTAGCAGCGATGGAAATGGTGTAAACACCAACCCCACCCGTTGCTCCGCTTACCTGAGACTCAATGCTCGCGCCCGCCGGAATACCTGTGCCGGAGATCGCTTGGCCTGGTACCAGTGTCCCGGAACCAACCGCCGTCACGTCGAGTACGATACCAAAGCTGGTAACGGTCGCCGCAGCAGCAGTGGTAACAACGCTGGTGGTGTAAGTGCCAGCCGCGCCGGTCGTACCAGCAGTCTGGGCAATGATCGTAGTTCCGACAGGTACGCCAGTTCCGCTAATCGTGTCACCAACCGCAAGGAACCCGGTAAGTGCGGTAACTGCAAGGCTGCTACCCGTTGCCGTGGCAGTGAAAGTGGAACCGATAGAGCCGGTAACACTCGCGCCTGCCGGAGCCGCGCCGATGTAGATTGACCCATCGGTATAGCTCGCATAGATAGCCGCGCCAACCGTGGCCGCTGCTCCGTTCGCGACAGCGAAGAAATCGCCGGTGGTGAACGGTACAACAGCGAAGCCCTGGGGAACGAGCATGGAAAATTCCTGCAGGTAATTGGTGATCAGAGCTTCCGCTTGCTGACGCCCAATGAAGCCCAGGGGTTTAACTCCACCCTGACCGAAGTTAGTAACAATGGTTGCGTTCGTGTCGAGGGGTGAGCTGCCTGGGATGGCCCAAGCAAACTTCCCGACAGTCACGCCGAGGGGACCAGCAACAAAGCCGGCTTCCCCTGCAAGAGCAGTTGCGTGAGGATTCGCAGATGCGAAATCACCGGCCACTGCGAGCGGGAGGTACAGGTTAACTCTTGACTGAAACGGCATGGTTAGACGCTCCTAAAGCGCATGGCTTGGGGGAATTGAGCGGCGAGGCTCTTTGAATCCATCGCAACTTTCGGTGCGGGGGAAGTGGACTTGGAGGAAGCGACGGTAAAGAGGGCCTTGAGCGCGGGCGTACCCTTCACATCCTTGTGATCAACTTTCATCTGGTCCAGGGCGAAGCAATAAATCTCTTCGGCTGAATCCATAGCAAGCACATCACCGACGATGGTACGAACGGCGGTCCGGGCTTCATTGGCTTCGCGCATATCACGCTTGATGGTCACGATTGCCGCATCCATCGCCTTTTTATCCTTCTCGTCCTTCTCTTCGGCATCCTTGGCTACCTTGTCCTTCTCGTCCTTCTCTTCGGCATCCTTGGCTACCTTGTCCTTCGCGAGACGCTTCTTTTTGTCCTCTTCGGACTCATCCTCGTCAGCACTCGGTACGGTTGCGCCGTTGTTGTCGTCCAGAGCAAGCAACGCATCAAAAGTGACCGCGATCCGTTTGGGGTCGAGGGTCGCATCCATAGCAATCAGCTTGGAGCTAACCTCTTCCGCGTTAAAAGTTTTCTTAGAGGCCATGGCCACCAAAGAAGCAAACGCAGAATCCTGCGCTAGCTTGGGGGACATTGCTCCAAGAGTTACTAACAGGGCCTTGCCCAGTTTGGTGGTCTTCATTGTTTTTATCGCCTCGTCTGCTGCCATTACGTCACTCCCGGCCCGCCCTGCCTCAACTAGCGCAAGGTGGTTACCGTGAATCTCTCTCATCACCCCGTCATAACGCTGCCCGTGAAACTCGCCGGATTGCATGTCAGGGGTGTATCTGTAAGCACACGAAAGCTCGCGCACCGTGTCAGTCTCAATGCCTGCGATTGCTTCCGCATCCCAGAAACAAAGATCCGCGTCAAGATAGGGATCGTTAAACTCCACATCGGAACCAATCGATCCAACCACGAGTTCCGCCGGGTGATCGTCAGCACTTATCGGGACGTGTCGGGAAAGGATAGGGAGCCGCGCAAAAGTGGAGGCGGCCCGCGCTAACTCGATAGGATCGCGAAACAGGTAGTAAACCTTGAATGCGTCAAGTCCGAGAGCTTGGTACCCAGGGATCTCATTCCCATAATACGGGTTGACAGTAGCCTTGCTTATGTGGGATTTCGACAGGTGTAGGCGGCCATCAACGTCAAGGCTACGAACGGTACCGTCAAATGCCATTACTCCCACGGCAGACATAGTAACAGTATTGTGGCATGAGATATTATTCTGTTGCAAATGGCAATACAGAGCGGCTAGTGCAGCGGCAGTTGATCAGCTCGCCTTGATTTGCATGAAAGTAATTGTCTTGGCATTATTACAGGATGCCAATGTCACTAGAAGAGAAGAAAGCGCGCAAGAATGAGCGCAACCGAAAATGGAGAGCCACTCCTCAAGCGGCAGAATACTATCGCAATCGCTACGCCATTCCGGAGGTTAGAGAACGTAAGCTCGAATCTAACCGCAAGTACCGGGCCAAACCTGGGATAAAAGAACAAATGCGCGAAACTAACCGTAAGCTTAACTACAATCTAGAACCCGGCGAGTGGGAGGAAATTTTTGAATCTCAGGGTCGCAGGTGCGCCATTTGTCGGAACGACTCTCCCGGAACCAAGAGGGCTTGGCATACAGATCACTGCCACTCTGCAGGGAACGTTCGCAGTATCCTTTGCCATCACTGCAACACTGGCCTAGGGGCCTTCAAAGACAACCCCGCATTTATGAGGGCTGCTGCAGATTACGTGGAAAGTCATTTGGAGAACTGAAACGGAAGTATCGATCTGGACGTACACCTGCAGTTTATTTCCTCACCTGGGAAAATAAAGCGCTGCACCGCGGAATCCCACATCCCCCTGTCAACTGGGTATCTCTTTCCATTCATCGCAACATGCGTAGGCCTGGGAGTCTTCCCTGCGTGAGAATGCATCCAAATGCTCTCGGTTATTCCTAGCTCGGTCTGCCGCGCCTGAGTCACTACCGAGTTCGCTTTATTGCTCTGGTCGCGGGCGATGAGCACGGCGCGGTTGGAGGCCGCCGGGTAAAGAGCTTTGAGAGATGCCACCAGGCTCTGTAGATCGCGCCCCCTGGTGTATGAGCGCATCACCGCGCCCTGGACTTGCTGGAGATACTGCTCAGGTATCGAGCGGATCAGACCAACGTTTTCCGCGAGTGATGCCTCGAAAGCCTCCCGTACCACTGGTGTCATCTCGAATTTGATGGTCCAGCCGGCATCCTTGAGAGCCGCTCGCATCGCCGAGTCAGTCGCTTTGAATGAGCCCTTGAGGTATGCCTCCGCAATCTTGGGGGCCGCATCATCGAAGCGCTCTTGCCAGCGTAATGCGAGGGCCTTCATTTTCATCCGCATCACGCGCACGGGGCTTGCGTCCTGAGCTATGAGTGGGGGCTCAGCGCGGTAGGTGGCTCTCACCCAATGGAGCACGCTGGTGTGCATCTCATCAATGAGAGCGAGCATCCGCCTCTGATAGATGGCTCGGAGCCCTTGGTTAGCGTGTACCGGCCTGGTGACCTTGGGTTTTAGCGGCATTGCCAAGCGCTACCGTTGCTCACGGCAATCATGTAAGTAGATCCGCCCCCCGTGCAAACTCCGGCTGTTCCGTTACCGTCGCTGACTACTTCAATTCCTCCCGCCCCTGCCGATGTGGCACTTGTCAGAGTGGCTACGGTGTGAACAGACGAACTCAAATTTATACTTGCTGCGATAACAGGAGACGATATGCTCCCGTTAGGAACGTGCAGGTTAGCTCCCGTATCAAGGTACATCTCGGGGGTCACCGTACTCGCTCCGAGCAAATAATACCAATAAAACGATGGAGATGAGCCTCCGTTTGCTGCGATAAAATCCATATCGCCGGAGCCGTTCTTAGAATACCCCGTGTAACCAACGCTCGTGCCTGCCACAGTTCCGTTACTTGGGACCGCGTTCACATCCATGTAATTGCTGAGGATGGTACCTATCACGGCAGTGCTGGCACTGATGGAGCTAAAGAACCCAGGCACCTGAGCTACTGCGGTGAGGACAACGCAGAAGAGTACCCCTGCGACCAACAGCCAATTTCTATTACTCATCTTCTTTGGATTGCTCATTGTCATCCTCATTCCCCTGGTCTGGGGGCGTAATTGTTAGGCTCAAGTCCAGGCCCTGATAGCCGCTTTCGGGGTCACGCGCAAGACGCTCGCGGTCTTCCTCTGGTGCAATCACGCCGGCATTGATGTAGTTGCCGGCTGCCGTGCTATCTGATAGGCGGATAGCAGCAAGCTCGGCTGGTGTCATCTGGAAGAGTGACACAAAGGCCCAAGTTATATCCTCATCAATCTCCCCATACATTGAGAGCTGTAGAACCTTAAAAATGGTGTCGATGGGGGAGCGCCAATAAGACTCTTGCTGGGCCGCGATCCAATCGTAAAAGGTGCGGATCTCTCCGTCACTCGAAGCATTAAGGCCACCGGGGGAGATGCCAGTCAGGATGATCGCCGGCAGCCGGCTTACGGCACACATGTGCTCTTGGGACTGGGCCTGTAGCTCGTGGAGGCCGCCCAGAGGGACGTTGACCTGTACTAGTTCCTCGCGGTCTTTATCGAGCATCATAAGCCCACGGTTGCTTCGCGTGGCCGTGAACAGATCGGCGCGGTTAAAGAGATCGGTACCGTCATCTCCACCGGTTAAAATTTGATCCATGCTCGTGGCAAGTGCGGTAATGGAGAAATTATTGATGAGGTCGGCCACACTCTGCCGCGTGCGAAGCCAGTTATCCACGTAGGGCTCCGCAAGCTGACTGATACTCATACCGCCGAAGTTGAAAGCGGGCTTGAGCATGTCCGGGAGCGGCCTGGTAATGACCGTCATCAGGCGGCTTGCGTGTACCTGTTGTCCAAGCATGAACCACTTGGAGGGCTTATAGAAGTCATCATCCTGGGGGCGTAAAGCGTTGTAGGTAGCCGGTGTGGTCCAGATGGCCTCCACGGTGACAACCTTCTCGAAGGTACCGGGCGTAATTGTCCTCTTGTCCAACACGAGGGGGGTTGTAATGTCATGCCCCTTGAGGCATATCAGTATCTGAGCGCGCCCGAAGTAGGCGTCATGCTCAACGGCGCGTTGGATGATCTGCTGAATCTTCATATCATCCATAGCCTTTTTCAGCTTGGTAACCTTGGTCTTTGTGGAGTCGCTCGCAGTCTCGGAGCTGTTGATAGTGATCCACTCGCGGACCATCTCAGTCGAGAGCGCGCTAGCCATGGCCCGGTACTCGGCGCGAGTCGCGAGCATTGAAAGGTGCGGGTAACCAGGAAAGCCTGCAATACCTCCGGCGGAATAGGCGTATGCGGAGGCTCCGGGAAACTGGCCGCCCCAGTCATCCATCGCGATGCTAACAGGAGCCCGTTCACCCTTTGGGACGACGCCGAGAGCTATCTCAGGGGCCTTGATGGGGTACTTGTACGCAGGGGTCTGCTGAGCCTTATAGACGGCTGAGCGCAGCTTGGAGGGCTCACGCTGAGGCACCACGCTTGCGGGCGCGGCCTCTTCCCGTCTCCAGGGCAGTAATTTTGACCAATCCATTATTTTTTACGCCTCATTGCGTTAGTGAGAGCCGCCGCTTTTATTTTAAGCCGCCCAAAGAGAGGATACAAACGTCGAAGCGCTTGGGTCATCGCGTCCACCTGGTCATCATGAGCAGCAGCGGGGAAGCTTGTAACTTCGGCCACCAGGACTTTAACCCACGGGAATAGGTCGGGATGAGGCAAGAATATGTTTAGGGCTTCCCAGTAACTTGTGACTGCATGAGCACGAGCGAGCTTGGAGCCGTCAGGTTCAATCGCGATAATTCCCGGTACCTTGGCTTTGAGTACGTCGATGACCGCCGGCCCGTTGGCCTTGTCTTCAATCAGGATCTCTCGGATCTGAGGCCATTTTGTTTTAAGGGCGACTACAGCCGTAACCGTGGTACTGAAGCTCATGCGGGCGCGGATCTGGTCTAACAGGTAGGCGTTCGCGCCGGCCTTTCCCCAGACCTGCCCCACAACAAAGTCGGTTCCGTCAGTATCCTTGAAAGTGCAATCCCACGAGGCTATCACCTTGTCAAATTTCTTTGGGAGTGCTCGGGGGCCGGCGGCTTCATAGTACTGAATGCAGAAATCCTTGAACACGTTGCCGCCGAGCGCCCTAGGTCTCTGCTGGTACATGGCTGCCCACCAGTAATCTGAGAGCAAGCCCTTAGTCTCATATAGCTTCTCTAAGCTGTGCAGGCTGGGCACGAGCGCGCCGGAGGCAAGCTCGGGGTCATACCCAACCTCATCGGGCAGATTGATAGCAGGGAAGCGCAGATGGGTAAGCCTAGGGTTGCCGGCAAACTCCGCAGCGATGCGACCAGGAAGGTCATCCTCAGCCCACGAGGTAGCCATGATGATCTGGCCGGAGTTCTCTGACATACGAGTCGTAAAGACGCTCTGGTACCAGTTCCAATGCGTCTCTTTGGTGACGAGGCTCAGGGCTTCCTGTTGGTCTTTCGTAGGATCATCAATAATGCCAATATCGATAGGGCGACCGGTGAGGCCCGAACCAATACCCACACCGATATAACCGCCGCTCCCCCCGGCAGCGTTAAACTGACCAATGCGGTCGAGATCATATTTCCCCTTTGCTACGGCGGAATTACTGAATAATATCTTGTGCTCGGGACTGTCCAGGTTGCGGCGAACGTCCTGACCCATCGCGTTCGCAAGGTCTGTGCTGTAGGACGCGGTACCTATACGCCAGTCAGGGAAGCGTCCGAGCAGATATGCCGGCAGCCTACGCGAAACCATCTCTGACTTACCGTGTTGTGGGGGAGCCTGGAGAATGAGTATCGGGCGCTTGCCGGCCTGCACATCATCAATGAACTTATCGAGCGCCGCGCAAACCTTCTCAGAGAACAGTGAGACTTTATAGCGTGAGTTCGTGTACTTGATGTAAGGAAGCAGCCGCGAGGAAGCCTCTTTCCGAGCGATTAACTCGGAGAGTATTTCTGCTCTAGTTGGCTCGGCGGTGATCATTACTGGAACGCGGCGATTACGCCATCCCAAGCTCCTGATGCAGACCCGGTGAGAGTGGCGGTTGCTCCTGTTGCTGCGCCTGTCACAGATAAGTCTTCACATAAAGACGCATCGGAGGTAAGCATCGTTCTTCCCGTTGCCGCACTGCCATTAATGTTGCCCGGAGTGCCGCTAGGCGGTCCAAAGTGAGGGTGAGCACATGCAATAAAGAAGGCCGAGCTGCTAGTGGTGGCTGCAGACGAGACATAGTTAGCTGTGGCGGTAGAGATATAGTTCGGACTTCCCGCCACCAATGAAGTGACAGAACCCGGAGCGTAGTCAAGTACGATGATGCCTTGATAGCTGTAGGAAGGGGCAGTACACGTAAACGTTGTGGATGATCCGGTGAGACCAAATGCGTAGGCGGCTTGATTGCTACCCGAAGGACTATTTAGCGCGGACATTTGAGCGTATCCAGCGGATGGCGAACTGGTTGCAGTGAAACCCCCGGAACTGTTGCCGTTTGTACACATCACAAAAGCAAAATCACCGGCAGTTGGCGTAAGGGTACAACTGACGGCAGTAGTGTTGCCGCTGCTCACTGCGTTAGAGCATGAACTTCGGAAGATAGGGGAAACGTAGGGCACTAGCAGGGTATAGGCCGCCGATGCAATGAAAGAATCCGCGAATCCGCTTTTGCTGGCAAGTGCCTGTATAGTTTCGGCAGACGTGACGACCACACTAGCGCCGGTGGTTCCGGCGGTGCAAGTACCCGCCCCATTAGATGCGGGAGCGGTTGAGGTTGTGCTGTTGCAAATCGTAGCGCCCGATGTTGCGCTAGATATGGTAACCGTCGTACCAGACGTTACGGCACCCGCAGTGGGTGAGAAAGTTGGTGTTTGCGCCATAGGGTCATGGGTCCAAAATGTGACTAATGAAGCCATGCTCGAAGTCCCGGGAGAAGGCGGAGGTCCGGGCTTGTTGAATTGACCGTTCGGCTGAAATACAGCTAGATTGTTCGTAAAAAGCGCATTCTCTCTATCTTCGGTTTGGAAGTTACGATATAACAGTACGTCGTATAATCCTGCAGGATTCTGGAGGGAGGGATTAGCACCTACATTGCTTGAGTAAAATTCACCCCACTTTGACGAATGATGACCCCCAACAGCATTGATTGCATAGTATCCGCTG